AGTTGAAACCAAGGAAGATGTTTCTGTAGTAGAAACAAAAGACTCTAGCTCCCAGCCGCAAGAAACAAGCGACGAGAAGCAAGAGACTAGCGACGAGAAAGATGCGAAAGATTTAGAATTAGAGAATTACTCAAAAGACGTTCAAAGAAGAATAGCTAAGCTTACAGGTAAATGGAGAGAAGCTCAAAGACAAAGAGATGAAGCCATTGAATTTGCTAGATTACAAAAAAAGCAAAGAGAAGAGCTATCTAAAAAATATTCTTCAGTTGAACAAGCTGGAGTAAAAGATAGAGAAGAGAGAATCAAATCTGGACTATTAGCAGCTCAGACAAAATTAGCTACAGCTAGAGCTAATGATGATGTTGCAGCAGAAGTTGAAGCTCAAAAAGAAATTGCAAGATTAGGTTATGAAGAATCTAGACTTGCAGAAGCTAAAGAAATAGCTGAATCAGCCAAACAAAAGGAAGTTAAATCAGATGAAATACCTGTATTTAATAAACCTCAACCACAACAACAAAATGTAGATCCTAGAGCAGAGGCTTGGGGAGCTAAAAATAAGTGGTTTGGCACTGATACGGCTATGACTTATACGGCTTTTGACATCCATAATAAATTGGAAGCTGAAGGTTATGATCCTAATAGTGATGATTATTATGCTGAAATTGATAAAAGAATAAGACTTGAATTTCCGCATAAATTTGCTACAACTACTGATACAACGGCTCAAACGACTAAGCCAGTGCAAACAGTAGCGTCGGCAACGCGAAGCACAAAAAGTGGTCGCAGAACTATCAGTCTCACCCCTTCTGAAGTTGCTATTGCCAAAAAATTAGGAGTGTCATTAGAAGATTATGCAAAACAAAAAAAACACATGAAGGAGGTTTAAGCATATGGAAAACGAAAAACTAAACAAGACCCCTCGTGCGAGTCAGTCAAGATCTAACGAAGTTAGACCTCAAACCTGGACTCCCCCGTCATCTTTAGATGCACCACCTGCGCCAGATGGTTTTAGGCACAGATGGATAAGAACTGAAACTTTAGGCATGGACGATACAAAGAACATGTCAGGAAAGTTAAGATCCGGATGGGAACTCGTAAGAGCAGATCAATACCCGGAACATCCTTATCCACAAGTTGCGGAAGGCAAATACGCAGGAGTGATCGGAGTAGGCGGCCTAGTGCTGGCTAGGATACCAGAAGAGATCGCAAAATCTCGTGAAGCGTACTTTAGGAAACAAGTACAAGATCGAGACGAAGCAGTTAACAACGATCTTTTGAAGGAACAGCACCCAAGTATGCCTATTGATAGTAATAGGCAGAGTCGCGTAACTTTTGGTGGTACTAAAAAGTAATTTTTTAGAAATACCAACTACCGCGATACTAAATATAAACTAAACTTAGGAGTAAAAAACTATGGCAAACAAAGACGCTGCTTTCGGATTGAGAGCAATCGGCAAAGTTGGTCAGAATAGAGACAACCAAGGTTTAAGTGAATATAGTATTGCAGCTAACTCAACTGCTATATACCAAAACGATCCAGTTCAAGCTTTAGCTACTGGTTACATTGGTGTAGGCGGAGCGGGCGGTAACTTATTAGGTTCACTTAACGGTGTCTTCTATACTGACTCAAGCACTTCGAAACCAACATGGGCTAATCACCTAGAAGCATCTAACGCTGCAACAGACATCGTTGGATTTGTTTCTGATGATCCTTATGAAAGGTTCGAAATCCAAGCAGACGCAGCAATGCCGATTGCTAACATTAACTTAAACGCAGATTTAGCGACTTACGCTGCTGGTTCTTCACCGAACTACATTTCTGCTGTTGAAGTTAGCATGACAAACATGACTACATCTGCAAAACAAATAAGAGTTATTGGCGTAACTAAAGATGACGATAACAACAATTTATCAAATGCTACAACTTATGCAGCAAATGTTAATGTTGTTGGAATCATCAACGAACATAACTTAAAAACTACAACAGGCGTATAAGGAGATAAACTATGGCGATAAGTAGAGGACAACTAGTTAAAGAACTAGAACCAGGTTTGAATGCTTTATTCGGTCTGGAGTATAAAAGGTATGAAAATCAGCATACTGAAATTTTCGACACAGAGACATCTGACAGAGCTTTTGAAGAAGAAGTAATGTTAAGTGGCTTTGGCAATGCACAAGTTAAACCAGAAGGTTCTGGCGTGACTTTTGACAATGCACAAGAAACTTTCACTGCTAGATATACGCACGAGACTATTGCTCTTGCATTCTCAATCACTGAAGAAGCGATTGAAGATAACTTGTATGACAGACTTGCGTCTAGATATACAAAAGCATTAGCTAGATCTATGGCGAATACTAAACAAGTAAAAGCAGCAAATGTATTAAACAATGCATTTGATTCAAGCTTTGCTGGCGGAGATGGTAAAGAGCTTTGCGCTACTGACCACCCAACAATTGCTGGCACAGTTTCTAACGAGTTAGCAACTTCTGCTGACTTAAACGAAACTTCATTAGAACAGTCGTTAATTGATATTGCGGCTTTCACTGATGAAAGAGGCTTGAAAGTTGCAGCGAGAGGATTAAAATTAATTATCCCAAGTGAATTACAATTCACAGCGGAAAGATTAATGAAATCTGCTCAAAGAGTTGGAACTGCGGACAATGATATCAACGCAATCAACAGCATGGGAATGATTCCACAAGGTTACACTGTGAATAATTTCTTAACTGACACAGATGCGTTCTTTATCAAAACAGACGTGCCTAACGGTATGAAAATGTTCGTAAGATCACCAATCAAAACTGCAATGGAAGGTGACTTCGATACTGGTAACGTAAGATACAAAGCAAGAGAGAGATACTCTTTTGGTTTCTCTGACTTCAGAGGTATCTTCGGATCACCAGGTGCTTAATACTTGATTTAATTAAGTATTTATTTTGGAAGGGCCCTTGATTGGGCCCTTTCTTTTTGGTAGAAAGAAAAATGCAAAAGAAATATCTAGTTAAAATTTTTACAAAATATCTTCAAACAAAGTTTGAAATCGAAAGTGATAAAGAAATAAATGATGTAGATGAGCTTAATCCTCATATCATTGACTTTCTAGGAAAATCTGATATAAAATGGGATCAAAATGATTTACAGTATTCAAGTACTGTGAATGATTTTTATATAACCTATGAGGAGGTTAACAATGGCTCAGGACAACATGATACTGTTCGCCAAGAAACTGAAACTCGAGTCTAAATGGAATGAGTTGTTTCTTGAAAATAAAGGACAGATAACACCTGAAATGTCTGCTCTTGGTGATGAGATCAAAACAGTTATTAGATCAATCATCAAAAAACAAGAGACAGAAGTCCATACCAATCCTAGAGATGGTGAAATTCATCTTTACGCTGGTTAATTAGGACTTATACATCGCTGTAAAAGACTCTTTTACTGTAGGGATTTCTTGCACTATTCTATAATTTATTATATAAATTAATCACTATACATAAAATTCTGCATAGACGCGTATAGTCGACGGCCTAGAGACTATGTGGAAAAAACTAGGAGGATAACACTATGGCAAAAACTACGTTCACAGGACCAGTCGTATCAGTAAATGGTTTCCAAGGCGTTGGTGTAGGAATGACTGACACACTTACAAGTGGTGCAGTTACTGTTGCATCTCACGCAGGAAAACTTTTAAAAGTTGGTTCTGACACAGATGGTAAAATTACTTTACCAACAATCAATGACAGTGCAGCAGGTGCTACTGATAATACTGGATTAAATTCTGGTTCTTCAATCGGTGCAACTTTTACATTTGTTTTTGAAACAGCAGCTACAGACTTAGACATCAAAACTGATGGAACTGATAAGTTCATTGGTTCAGTTGCAAACATTAATACAACAGATAATGCTGTTGTATCTTTTGTACCAGGCGCAACAAATGATGTTATGACTTTCAATGGAACTACTACTGGTGGTAAAATTGGATCAGTCGTAAAAGTTACAGCATTAGACAATGATAAATACTTTGTTGAAGGTATGAATATTTGTACAACTACTGCAGGTAACACAGCTACAGTATTTGCTGACAGTTAATAATTAAGGGAGCCCTTCGGGGCTCCTATAAATTTTTAGGAGATTAAAATATGAAATCAGATGTTAAAGCAACACGAAAAGCTGCTGATGGTTTAGTATTTGCGGGTAGAACAAGATTAAGAGGACTTATTCTTGGAGCACCTAATACTACAACTGCAGCTGCAGCTACATTATTGAACGGAACAACAGGATCTAATTATTTTCAAGTTGATGCACCTGCAGGTGATGTATTTGCATACAATCTTGCAGAAGATGGAATTCTTTTCGAAGACGGAATTTTTGTAACTGATTTAGTTGGTACAGTAACAGTCGTATACGATAAGTAGGAGGCTTAATGGCTAACACTACTTCTGGAACATACACTTTTGATAAAACTTTTTCTATTGATGAAATTGTAGAAGAAGCTTATGAGAGAATTGGTTTACAACCAAATTCAGGATTTAATTTAAAATCTGCAAGACGTTCTTTAAATATTATGTTTCAAGAATGGGCGAACAGAGGTTTACATTATTGGGAAGTTGCAAATAATTCAATTACATTAGTTGATGGTCAAGCAGAATATACAATGTTTAGATCAACAAGTGATGGCACTTCTGATGCTACAGCAATATATGGTGTTGATGATATATTAGAAGCAGCTTACAGAAATTCTTCTTCTGTAGATTTTCCTTTAACAAAAATTTCAAGATCAGAATATCAATCATTATCAAATAAAACTAATGAAGGAACTCCAACACAATATTTTGTACAAAGATTTATAGATAAAGTAACTATTACTTTATACTTAACTCCAGGATCAACAGAGGCTGGAAATACAATTAACTATTATTATGTTAAAAGAATTCAAGATGTAGGTGATTATACTAATGCAACAGATGTACCTTATAGATTTGTTCCTTGTATGGTATCAGGACTTTCATATTATCTTTCACAAAAATTTGCTCCACAAAGAACTCAAGAATTAAAATTATTATATGAAGATGAACTTCAAAGAGCACTACAAGAAGACGGCTCTTCTAGCAGCTCGTACATAAGTCCGAAGGTGTATTATCCAAGTGTCTAATACTGCTTCAGGAAAAAACGCTAAATTTATATCTGATAGATCAGGTATGGAATTTCCATATAAAGAAATGGTAAAAGAATGGAATGGTGCAAGAGTACATATTTCAGAATTTGAAAGAAAACATCCACAATTAGAACCAAAACCACACACAGCTGATCCACAAGGATTATCAAATGCTAGACCGGATAGAACAGAACCACAAACAGATCCATTATTACAACCTAACCCTTTTATTATTACTTCTGGTAATAGCACTATTAATGTTTATGAACCTTCACATGGAAGAACAACAGGAGATGTAGTTGTATTTAGAAATGTTGATGGAAGTCCTGGAGGATTAGCTTATTCTTTATTTGAAAATGCATCAGGATTTAGTATAACAGTAACGGGTACAGATAATTATACTTTTGATTTAGGAAGTACGCCTACTGTATCAGGAAAATTTGGAGGAATGACAGTTACAGCAGGACCTGTTACATTAACACCATGACATACGCAGAATTAGTACAAAAACTTAGAGATTACACTGAAGTAGATTCAAATGTATTTACAGCTACTATTATAGATGGATTCATACAAGATGCTGAATTTAGAATTTTAAGAGATGTAGACTCAGATAATAATAGACAATATGCTCAAGCTGATATTGTTGCTGGTCAAAGATATGTAAATACACCTTTAGTTAATGATGAAACATTGGTTATTAGATCAGCTCAAATCACTAACTCTACAGGTGGAGCAGATAACTCTAGCCGCTCGTTTCTAGAATACAGAGACACGAACTTTATATCCGAGTATAACCCAACGGGAGTCCAGGGACTACCAAAATATTACAGTTATTGGGATGAAGACACTCTTGTGCTAGCTCCAACACCTGATCAAAATTACAATATGCAGATAAATTATATCTTGAAACCAACTCAATTATCTAGTAGTAATACTGAAACATACTTAAGTAAAGAATTCCCTAACGGACTTTTGTATGCATGTTTAGTAGAGGCTTACGGGTTCTTAAAAGGACCGCCTGATATGATCCAGTTCTACGAAGGAAAATATAAACAGGCTCTCGAAGGATTCACTGTAGAGCAAATGGGAAGAAGAAGAAGAGATGAATACCAAAGTGGTTCACCTCGACTTCCTAAAACACAATAAGGAGTAATAACATGGCAATAACACAAGCGGTTGCAAATAGTTTTAAAAAGGAATTACTAGAAGGAAAACATGATTTTCAATTTTCTGGTGGTGATACTT